ACTCCATGACGTCTTCTTCGTCTGCGACGGGGACTTCTTCATCAGAATCAAGATCTGGAGCAGGTGTATCATCAGGTGCCGGTGCATCTTCAGATTCCATTGAGGCCTGTACGCCTCGCTCTTTAAAGAAATCGACAATCATGCCGAGAAGCTCTTCTGCAGCATTCTCCAACTCAGGAGAAGCTTCAGCTTCCGGAGCGGCATCCATATCGAGATCAATCTCGGGTTCAGGCTCTGCGTCCATATCCATGTCCATGTCGCCTTCTGGTGCAGCGTCCATGGCGGGTTCTTCTTCAGACATGTCGTCGTCGCGATCATAAACCGGATCGTGCATTCCCATGCCCTCTTCGATCTCTTCTTCGTTAACTTCGGTGGTGTCTGCGTCTTCCTCCACGGTTGATATTTCATTGATTCGATCAGAATTGATGCAGTCCACTGCGGCTAGCTTCAAAAATCTGCGAATTGTGGCCTCGTTTAATAGGGCCTTCTGGTTATCCTTCTTGCTCATTTTGGTTTCTCCTAACGTTTCCTAAAATTATAACAAGTTTTTCGAAAAACTTGAACTAATAAATTTCATACCAGTTCTTAGATAAATAGTCGGTTTATCACTAAAAAGGACATTATTTAGCAAAGTTCCTAGACAACTTTGATATCAGTCCATCCTCGATCTGTTTTATTCTCACAAAACTTAAGTTTAATCTTTCTCCAATCTGCATCAATGTCATTGGACCATGTTTCTCTATGGAAATCAAACTACAATTATTATCTTCTGCGAAGTCTATCCACATTCTGCACTCTCTCTGTTCGCAAGCAGAGTTAGATAGTACGCATTCACTACAACATTTTTTCATAAATCTGGAAATTCCTTTGCTATCATGTCAAACAAGTCTTCTTCCTCTTCCTTGGAAAACGAAAATAGTCTTTTGTTTTCTTCTCCAGACTTTATCAAGTTTGATGTCTTTTTAATCTTATTTTTGCCCTGCTTGGCCAGCTCTATTTTGAGTCCAGTGATAAAATCAATTATTCTTGGATCACTCTCTAGGTACCCGCTGACCATGCCTCGAAAAAACTGCACTTGAGTCAAGCCGTCGTGTCTCAACCTTATTCTCAAGTCTGCGTGGCGCTTGTCAGAGTCTTGAAACATTATGCTTTTTCCTTCTGACCCATACGAGTATATTTGTTTTTTATCTGACATTTAGAATATGAGTCCCGCTCTCAGACTGTGCAGAAGAGGACTGAACTATAAACTTAGCCCGGGCTCTTAGCTCATCTTGGGTTTTAGCGCCGGAGTACGAGAAACCGCTCTTTATGTTTCTTTCAAGCTTGTCGATTATAATTGAGACTGGACCTTTGTAGGGGATAGTGGTCGATACCCCTTCTAAGGATCTTGATTCGCCCCTCCAAGCTACTTGTGCCTCTTGACTGGCCATGCCGCGATATACCTTGTACCTTTTACCCTCTGAAGATGTATACATCTCTGCAGGCGTTTCGTCAGTTCCAGCCAACATTGAGCCCAACATCACAAAGTCTGCGCCGGCGGCGATGGCTTTTACTATATCTCCGGCAGTCTTAATTCCTCCGTCAGCTATCAGCTTCGCTGAGCCTTCGGAATATGCACATGAAAGTACCGAATGAAATGTCGGGACCCCATGGCCGGTCTGAATTCTCGTTGAACATATAGAACCTCCTCCAATGCCAACCCGGATTGCGTCAGCACCCCAATCAGACAAATCCCTAAATGCCTCGGGCGTAGCTACGTTACCAGCTATCACGGTCACAGATTCCCCAAAAGCATCTTTGATAGACTTTATGGCCTTCTCTGTTAAGGTGTGATGACCATGAGCAACATCAATGCAGACGATATCTGCTCCGGCATCTCGAATGGCTCGGGCCCGGTCGAGAAAATCGGATGAAACCCCTATCGCAGCTGCAACCGTTGCATTCGCTGATGATCTCACCAGCTTGCACTGCTCCTCTATGGTGTTATATCGATGAATAATACCTAGGCCGCCATGGGCGTGCATTGCCTTCACCATATCAGACTCAGTAACGGTATCCATAGGGCTGGAAATAATAGGTAACGAAAAATTATGTGGGCCGATGGTTGCGCCGATGTCAATACTTGATCTAGATTCAATATCACTATCTCTTGGTACCAACAATACGTCGTCGAAACAATATGTATTATTAAACATCATTCTGCTCCACGTCTTTTAATATTTTCGTTGCAGTATCCCAACAACTTGGGCAATATAGCCGCACAATTTCTTCTTTTTCTCTGACTACGACTCTCCAAGTTGAGACCATTTCTTTACTTGTTTTATCAAAGGGCGTCTCACAGGCGTTACACTCTTGAGGTATCTTGTCAAATAGGCCAATTTTTTCTGCCATATCCTTTTCGGCTGCCTTCTTTTTCTTTCTTCGCAGTTTTCTTTCCATGGAAGCCATTAGAAATCACCAGATGAGCCGAAGCCACCCGAACCACGAGAAGTGACTTCACTGTATATCGCGTCGTTGTCTATTTCTTCGATGTCGCAAGTAACAATTGGAACCAGCACTGCTTGTGCGATCTTTTGTCCTGCTGCGATCCTTTGGACTTGGCCGCCTATGTTATTCAGGTTTACGAAGATTTCTCCATCATATCCATTGTCGACAACACAAGCACCAGTGACAAGGCTCTTCTTTGTTGCAACGCCGGACTTGTTCTTTATTTCTAGCATGTACCCTTCTGGTACTTCTATTTTAAGGCCGGTTGGAATCAAAGCGCCAGCATGACGAGGGATTGTTATTGTTGCCTCTTTATTAAAGGGCATTTCCTTCTCTGGCGGGCAATAAAATAAATCCATTCCGGCATCAGTGGGGTGTGCCCGGACTGGCAATTTTGCATTTTCTCTTATTTTGTAAACTTTTAATTTCATTTTCTATCCTAATAGTCTAAAGTCTGATCGTAATCGTCTAGTACTAAAACCCCACTGGGGGTCATAGTCTAATCTTGCCATATACGGCCTATTGATATGTATTCTATCTTGACCGGGTCGAACTCCCCAACATTTAATAGAATTTACCTCACTGTTGCTATCTATAACCTTAACAATGTAGTAATCTTTGTTGTTCTTGGTTTTCTTTTTGATTATCTCCCTTGGCACAAACCAAGCAAGCTGCAAGTCAGTATCAAATTCGCTGATAGGCGGGACTCGCAACTCGTCCAAGCGTCTTCTGATGTGTTCATTCATAACCAAATTTAATGGAAAGACGCCAGTTAAATCTACCAAGTACTGAATCTTTTCCTCTTCTAAGAAGTCTCCCTCATCTTGATACTTCTCGATGTTTTCAAGTAAGTTCTTTTCTTTCCTAGGTCTATCGACTGCAACTGCAGACCAAAAATGCTTAAGTCCTGAGAATCTCTCATCCATTAGACAATTCATGGTCTGGCTGCGCACCAGAACGTCGATGGCCTTTTTGTTTAACTTGCTATATATAATATTCTCGTTAAAGAGAAACTCCTCCGCGGTCTGAAAGGGTCTATTATCTATAATCTGCTCTATGGCCTTATCCCCTAAGCCTTTCACTGACGTTAAGGGTTGTATTAGAGTTTTCCCATCTTCGGAAATTTCCCAGACGACTCCAGAGGTGTTCAAATCCAAAGCCTCAATTCCGAAGCCATTGCTCTTAGCTACATTAATTGCTCGTTCTTTTCTTGTATCCGGCTCCTTATCCAAAAAAGCCGCTACCCACTCTGGGGTGTAATAATGCATCAACCAAGCGCATTGATAAGATAACATACAATATGATACAGCGTGAGACTTATTAAAGCCGTAGCCAGAAAAATACTCGAACTTCTCCCATAATTCCTTGGCTTCATATTTCTTAACTCCCTTTTCAAGGCAACCAGCAAGAAACTTTGAAAAGATCTTATCCTTTGCTTCTTGGACCGCGCCTGTACCTTTCTTAGTTAGTAGCTTTCTTAACTTATTACCCTCATCAAGAGAAAGATCTTTGCCCAACTTGTGTGCCAACATAGCAATCTGCTCTTGGAAAATCAAAAAACCAAAGGTCTCTTCTGTTACTTCTTTCACTACATCATTTAAATAATCTACATCGCGAGGCCTTCGCTTGGCCGCAACAAACTGCTTGTCAACTCCAGCCCCAAGAGGGCCCGGTCGGTAAATGCTTGTGATAGCCGCCAACTCAATAATGTTATTAGGTTTAGCTCTCTTGCAGAACTGTTGTGCTCCAGCTTCTGTAAACTGGAAAATACCTGCCCACTTACCTTTGTGAAAGACATTCTTCCACACAGCCTCGTCCTCCAGATCCATCACTTCAGGGTGCAGGTTTTCTTCATAGTATTTTTTTACATCATCAAAGGTAGGATCATTAATGTTGTGATGCCTTTTGAGGATATGTCGAATAGCTCCCTCCAACATCCTTAAAGAAGCCAGACCCAAAATATCAAATTTGATAAAACCCATTGGTTCTAGGTGTCTGACGTTCTGACCTTCAGACCATGGCGTCTGGCGCACACCACCGCTATTAATTAGCGGCATCCACTCATCTAGATTCTCCCCTATAACAACGCCGCCGGCGTGCCTACTCGCAGACCTAACTTGGCCATACAAAGTTTCCACATGGGTCTTAATATCTGGATATTTTCTGAGGAAAATTTTTAGTGTTTCTGAATATTTCATTAACTCTTCGAATGTGGGGTTATAGACGCCCGACGTTATGCCATGTTCTTGTTTGGCCAGTGGTGTGGCCTCATATATCATTTTTCCTGTGACTTCGTTTACTTCTGTGAACGGTATGCCATAGAATTTTGAAATATCCTTTATCAGAGATCGCAACTGTAAAGTGTTCCAGTTAGTAATTGGAACCACCGTGTTGTCACCCCACTCTTCAATCAATGATTCTTTCAGGGTCATTGGGTCGGCAACATCGTAGTCAATGTCTGGATATCCTGAGCCACCCTTTGTCAGGAATCTTTCGAACTGAAGTCCATACTTTATAGGATCTACTTGTGTTATACCCAAAACGTAGGCCACCAAAGAGCCCGCTGCAGAGCCGCGGCCAGCTCCAGTTAACTGCTTGGCTGCAGCGCGGTCTGATATAGCCTTCATTGTCAAAAAGTATTTACTAAAGCCGCGAGACTCAATGACTGACACCTCATGCTTTAACCTATCTGCGTATTCTTTGTTTCCAGACAGACCAAGTTGTCTAGTTCCCTCCAAGCAAAGCTTAGCCAAGGTCTGCACAGCTGTTGCACCGGGAGGCACTATGAAACCGGGTAGCCGAACCTCGTTATCTGGAGAGAACTCCTCAATTTTGTTATACGCAATGTCGTGGGTTCTGGTGATAGAGTCCATAACTAGATTGTCGTCATACTCAACTCCGCACTCCTTTGAATATTTCTTGTAAGACTCCCACATTTGATCGCCATTTTTGGGATACAATTCGTAGCCAATCTCTTCAACGTCGACTGGCAACTCGTCGCTCATCCATTCTGGGCGCTTTCCCAGCCAGCCAAGTCGCTTGTACAACTCTCTGTCCTTCCAAGCCTCTGGATTATAGTAGTGACTATCAGCCGTGGAAATCAGAGGAACTCCAAACTCGTGGTGCATCTGAATAATATAGTTGTTTAACTCATGCTGCTCTGGGACATTATTCCACTGCAATTCGCCGTGCCACCTGTCTCCAAAGATGGATTGCATCTTCTGTGTTACCTTTCTAAAAGACTCTAGAACTGCGTCTGGGCCTTCTTCTCTGTTTTCCCAAAGGCAGCCTGCATATACGCCACCCAAACAAGCAGAGGCAGCTATTACACCCTCACTATGACGCTTTAAAGCTGCATAATCAACCCTCGGAAATCGGTAATAATTCTCTGCTCGATAACTATCAGAGATCAGCTTAAATATATTCTTTAATCCTGTGGGGTTTTGAGCCAAAAGAATAAGATGGCGACGGCGATTTAAGATGCTTTTGATCCTCTTCTTCGAGGATTCTTCGTCTTCAACCGTTGCACCGGACTGCGTACCCACGAGCTGAGACTTGTTCTTGGTCTCCTGTCTGATTTTGTCGTACTCGCTTCTCCAGTTGGAAATAGATGGAATGAAGTAAGCCTCCACTCCAAAAATAGGCTTGAACTCTTTACCATCTGCGCGCATCTTTTGGGCGTGCAGTACCTGATGTGCGAGGCCGTTGGCATTTCCGTGATCTGTGAGTGCGAGTGCATTCATGCCGTTTTGATATGCAAAATCCATATGCTCACTGGGGTAGCCCAGTGCATCAAATATACTACCTGCAACTGAGTGGGCATGCAACCCAACAAAAGGAATCTCTGGAGATTTCTGTGCTTCTTTAGCGGAGTTCATTCATCAACCTAACAAGCTCTTCATTGATTGTGAGCAGATCCTCGTTTAAGTCCTGTAAAGATTCCCTAACTTCGGCCAAGTCTGGATTAACACTCTCTGTTGAGAGTGCTTCTGTCAAACTTTCTACAAATTCCTGTTGAACCCTGCTCAACTGCATGTAGTTCATTGGAAATCCAGCTTCTTCTTTTATCGTGTACGACAAATCATTATATAATTTGGCTGTTTTCATCTTCTGTATTTACTCCGTAATATTTAGATCTCTTGAACATCTTATCGCTTGGCCTTTTTAGTACTCCGCAATGAGGAGACTGCATATAGTTGCAGTAATTCCCCCAACAGTCAATATTGTAATACCAATCGATTTCTTTAACTTTTGATTCTTCTATCATAGCAGATTTAAAAATTTTGTCAAGCTTAAAATGACGAGAAGACCATCTTTCTTTGAGTGGAATATTCTTATCTCCGCCGGTGCACGATGCCTTCAACTGGTACACATAATTTTTGTATTCTTTTGCATTCATGGTGAATCCCAAATACTCTCCATCTCGAACCGTCTTTCCGTTGTGCGAAATAAAAAATGCCTTACTGCTAGATATAGCCTTTCTGTCCTTCTCTATGGATGCCGGATTATACACCCCCTGAGGGAACGCTACGTAATATCTGCTTGGAATCAGCCATTTACTTATCTTGCCACTGATTATGAATGCTGTGAGTGCACCATGCAGCGCAGACCAGCCCAAGCTATCTCTCCTGTCTCGATCTTTTGGGTGAATGGGTGTATAAAATATTGGGATCCTCCTCCTATGATCAGTGGGAAACCTGACAAACGCGGCCTTTGCAAGATTGTATGGGTCTTCTATAAAATCTCCCATCCTCTCCTTAATTAAAGGCTGCATGTCATCATTGCAGACAACCCAAATCGTCTCACAACCAGCATAAGCACACTCAACCACGGCACGTTCGATGGCTAGATAATTTGAGTTAATTGGCTGCATAGTGTCATGCCACGGAAATCCAAAATCGGACGGAGGACAGGCTACCGGGACGATTCCTGCAAGATGGAACCCACTTGGGTTCTCATGACCGCTCTCTAGCATGTTCCTCTACAATCTTTTCCGGTGTCAACTTCAAGAATACCACCTTGCCTGTGTCGATAAATTCATTTCCCTCTATCTTAAGTACCTCTCTGTGGCTGTGTTCAACTTTAATACTGTAGTGCTTTGGTTTGCTCCCTATATTCTTGCTGCAGACTGAACCTTTGATTCCCGACCGCCTCATCAGGTCTTCCACCTTGAATTTTGCCATTGTGTCTGAATAGTCGAAATCCCTCAATTGTTCTTCCGTCATATAAGAGACAGCCACTGCATCTTTTTTTGTTTTATTACCGGGGATTCTCTTGGAAATGTAGAATATCAAATCTTTAACAAACTGCTCTTCTGTTTCTAACTTGCCTTTGTCGTGCAGCATGCCAGAACGAACACTGAACCAGTCAAGAACCCTATATTTTGATTTGCGGATCTTTTTCACTTCGTTTGGAAATGATACTTTTTCGCAATCAAATATAAAACACTTATCATACTCACACTTTACATTTATATTACCCATTGATACGACAATTTCATCATTGGTGACCCTCACCGATTCGACGCGCTTTCCATGGGGAACCTGACCAGCCATGGCCAATTCAAAAACTAAAACGCTCCAGACATCGTTCTCGTTTTTACCAGAAAAGGTCGGAACTTCACATTTTAACAAATCGTACTCAAAAGGGCCGCGGACAGATGTTAAGATTAAGTTATAATTATTATAGTGTGCATATAATGCTGCAGCAAGACAGTTTCCTATCACATAACTCGTTTTTTCTTTGTTCTTTAAAGGCATATTTTGTCGACAAAATCATACCTAGAGTAAAATGCGTCATAAGCTGCTAGTGCATACAAGGAACTAGGCCTAGCATACTTGGGGCCCTGAATACATGCCATCTCTTCTTCTGGCAGTTCTTCCTCTTCTTCCTCCTCTTCTTCATCTTCTTGGAGGCAGGCGGCTTCATCTATTGCAGTCTGCACAGCTTCTGAAATGGTTCTCTCGTTTCGAGCACCGGCTCTGCGAGTAATTGCTGAATAGTACTCAGCACCTGCTGCAACGAGACTCTGATAACTATCTCGTACCCACTGATCTGGTGTACCTATTATGAACGCCATCCCTTGCGATCTCCTCATGGCATCGACAACTTGAGCTTCATCCCAAAAGTCTCCCTGTCCCGGCTCATCACCCATGACCACAACTATTCTGTGGTTCATTGCAGACAGATCAATAGAGTGTACTGGATTATTGGGATCGTTGGTATTCCATACTATATCATCTGGCGTGCCGTCTTGGTCCCAGTCAATTAAATCATCTGTGAAAAAGTCACCCATTGCATCGAAAGTATTCTCAGAACTTCCTCCTTGATTTATCGTTCCGTTTCGAAGATTAGTCATTAAAATTGACACTGCGTTAGACATGTCATCGTTTGAAAACGCATCGAAACCGGGGACGCAAGTATGGGCCGGGACAGACAAATATGGGTCAAATTGATGGTCGTTGCCCACGACCGCAAGCAAGTAACATATATCCACTGCACCTTCGTCAAACAAATTTTGTATAGTATTGGTGATCGATGTAAAAGCCTCATTAAGCTCGTGTGCCTGCATTGATCCCGATATATCCATGACTATCATAACTGCGACAGTGCCCTGATTAAATCCCTCATCTGGTATACCGTCGCAATCATCGTCCATCTCGTTGCAGCGTTCATTGCTAGGTAAAATTTCTTGCAAACACTCAAAATAGTCCCACGCAGGCGCGCCTAGGTCATCTTCTCGCTCTTCACAGAATGCCAACCCGACCCTGCATGCACTTCCAGCAACATATTGTGGTCCGTCTTCTCTTCTGTCAAACGTGTTAATTTCGCTCGTTAAGACATCCGTGGCACAGAGCATAGTCAAGGGTCCACCATTGGGACCTTCGTCTATTAATTCATCACAATCTTCATCGATGCCGTTGCAAATTTCTGGCTGCGGGACATATGTCGGGTTTCCACACTCACAATTACCTAAGCCTTCGTCTGTGAGGCCGTCGCAATCATTATCAATGTAGTCGCACAGTTCGTCCGGTAGATCTCCACATTGTCCACATGCATTTAAAAGCCCCTCATCGGTTTGTCCGTCGCAATCGTTATCAATGTTGTCGCAAGTTTCGTCTGGAAGTGGCCCGCATCGGAAACATGCGTTTAGAAGCCCTTCATCGGTTTGACCATCGCAGTCGTTGTCTAGAGAGTCACACACTTCTACAGGGACGTCACCACACTCACCGCAAACATTAGTCACGCCTTCGTCGACGGTTGCGTCACAGTCGTCATCTAGATTATTGCAAGTCTCCTCCATTGGAGTTCTTTGCTCACGGCAAGAGTGATATCCCCAGCCAAAATCAGTGTCATCTTCACACTGTGCGACACCGCCATGACATATGCCCACTTTTATTGTTTCTAGCGGAGCATCGTAACATGGTTGCGACAAGGTATTGTTTTGACTTGTGTTTGGAGCTTCATTTACACTACCGTCGCAATCGTCGTCGAATCGATTACATATTTCCACCCTAGAGTTGACCACCTGCCGACAGTCGGACCACTCAGTTATCATACACGTCCTTTGCCCATATGCACAAGGACCTAACAGGCCTTCGATCTCGCATGGGTCGGTGGATCCGGCGGGCGTGCACACGACTGGTGGTTCAGCGTCGGCGAAAGCGTCAACTGCAGCGTCGACGGAGGCGTCCCACTCTAGTATATGCCCATCGGCTTCTGCGTCAGGGTCGGGAGACACATCCCTAGCTAAAAGAAGAATGTCAGTTGGAGGTGTAGTTGTAGTTTGATTAGTGGCTGCATCCTCGCAGCCAAAGATAATAAAAATTATCAATAATATTAGTGGTTTAGCCCATCTCATTTTTTAGTCCATGTTTCTTGTTTCTTTGAAGGCTGCCATAGTTATCGGAAAGTGCTTTTCAGCAATTGTCTGACAAGCTTTTGCAACTTGTTGTATCTCCCACTGTGCGCCAGAATGTGATCTTAGATTGATGAACTTTATTAAATTATGTAAATTGCATGTTCCATAATAAGAGGTATATAAGTTCTGCGGGAGGACACCGCGGGCCTGCTCTCTGCAAACCCCCTCTTTAACTAGTGAATTGTAAAGCTCTAGAGAGCATTTATTGTGCATCTTCACCAGCTTGCTGGCTTTGTTAAAACACGAAAAATCTGCAAACCGATAGCAGGAGAGCGGATCGATATCCTCGTCTTTGCTGGCCTGCCTATTAGATTCGTGCTGCGTTCTGAATTTTGAAGGCTCGTAGAATTCCATATCTATAGATGTGTATCTTCTGCTTATCTCATTATACGCCCACGTCCTATGCCTATGGTGCTGAGACCTTATGAATAAAGGGACAGTGAACCTAAATGTTAGGGAGCAATGTTCAAACGGAGATGTGTGATTATTCTTAATCAGATACTTTATCAGTTTTTCATCTTTTTCGTCGATCTGGGTGCGGGTCCTACCGAAAGAAACCCTAGCAGCATTAACTGTAGTAATATCCGAACCCATGTGATCGATGTACTCTACTTTACCGACCTTGTCTCCAAACAACTTAATAACCTGACTCACGCTACCCTCTTAACATTCCCACAACATAGTTCTCAAGTATCAGATAATAGCTTTTATCTCTATGGGATACTTCCTCTATCATCGACCTCTCAATGATAACGTCACGCTCTGATTGTAACGATGCCCTGTTTAATGTCTTAAGGGCAGCGTTGCAGTCATCGGATACATCAAGAACTGTTGCTGTTACATATCTAGATTCTTTCGGCTTGTAGTCGTCAGGGAGAAGTACCCCGGACTGCGATTTATTCTTTTCCTTTTTAGTCGTGTGCGGTACAATTAACACGTGACGATTAACGGGAACTAGCCGAGGGGGAATACTAGACATTTGTACCCACCCCTCTTTTAATCTCAGAAAACATATCTACCAACTCTTCAATGTCCGTATCGGCCTTCATCAACCTATAGGCCCTGATCGCAGTGCGCATCTCATCTTTTGAGAGCCAATCATTTTCGTGATAGCTTGCTCGTAAGTCTCGTTTCTGGTCCTTGAATGGCTCCATGGCCTCTTCGAGTGCAACAAACGATTTAACAAAATTAATAATGTGGCTCTGCTTCTCTTTGGCCAACTCACTCACTGTCTTGGACATGCGTCCTCCTTTTTTTTGATTGTTATAATATGATTATAGACACGTTTGATCATAAAGTCAAGACTTTTTTACAAAAATTTAACTTCACAAGCTCCACCAGAACATGCTACCTCGCCCTTAAGATCAGTGTTGTCTTCCTCTTCCTTGATCTTCGACAAATCAACATCAAACAATGCTAACATCATAGCCTCATAAGTCTCCTTTGAGCAATCTTCGAATGGAGCCTGAATATAGGAGCCGCCGTCGAAAGGCAAGACTGAAAGTCCATTATAGCAATTTCTGTTTTCCCACATCCACTCTCCAACGTCTGGCCATTCAGCATCCTTAATAGAAATGGTAGCGGAGACGTTGTGCGTGTTTTGCCCCTTGATAAATCCGGGCTTTACCCAATTATCTGTTATATTCTTCACCCTCTTGAGCAGTTGAAGGGCGGACTCTGTTCTAGTTACTGCATTTTCAGGGGATGCTTGTGGTACCGAAATTATAGCAGTATCGTGCGGTCGAAAGTACTCATCCTCAACGAGTTCTGGGTGGTTCTGTGCCAAGTAATTGTAGATCGGCTCGGACTTGCCGACCCTAATCCTGCGTATATAGAAATCGTTGTGCCATGCATGGATGCCACTAGATGTTCCGAGTGTTAGTGATGTTGTACCTGCAGGCTTTACACACGTAGTTCTGGCTGCGGGTCGAATACCAATAAGTTCTGCTGTCTTGGCATTTTCTTCTTTCACAACAGCTGCAGCTGCTGACATGTCCAGTTCCAAAACCTTGCCTGATGCTATCCCCGTCATGGATACGCCGATCAAAGCATCTTTCTCTGTGTTTCGCCTCCACACATCTCTAAGATAGTGGAAATCGGTATAACTAGCCTGAAGCGTTCCAATGAAGGCAGCGGCACGGACTCGCTCGTTGAAGTCCTCTTGGCTTTCGATGTTACTAACGTTTACTTCTGTCAAATTACAGAACTGGAACGGTCTCAGTCCTATTTCGCAGCAAGGGTTTGTGCCCCAGTCCTTGTCATTAGAGAAATAAAACCCGGGCTCACCGGCGCCGGAGGCGCGTACTCTTTCCCAAAGGCCCATGAAATAATCCTTGGTTATCTTGTGCCTCAACAAAACAACTGAATTGTTCGCTCTGCCG